GAATATATGTTTCCCATCTTTCTCTAGAAATAACAAGAGTTACTTCATTAGTTTGTTCAATACCAAACTTTGAAAGTAAAGTTGGATTATCGGCATATCCATCAAAATTATCCAAATATGCTTCTAATGGATATGAGTCGTCAAATATAGATTGTACTACTTCTCGTATTACTGTCTTCTCATTCATATACTTTCGAGGAAGATAGTGTACCTCAACACCATACATCCTCAACTGTTCATTGATTAAGTCTTGTACTAAATTTTGTTCTGATGTAGATCCCTGTTGGAAAAATGGATTGAGCATAACATTATCCTACCATATCCAAAGGTGGAAGTTCATAAGTATTGGACATTTGTTCTCTGATGACTTCTAGATCTTTTTCTGCATCATCATAGATTTGTCTTCCATTCATCTCAACTCCACCAGGCAATTTAACACCTTGAAATTTTAATAAGTTTTGTCCCCATTGTCTCTTTATAAGAGCAGTAGCATATCTCTTTAAGAATGAATCATTCCATACTCTAGTATAATCATTTGGATTCATAAGTCTAAAACATTCAAGAACAATAAATTCATCAACTTCACATGCTGACCAATCAATATCAAGATACAATCTATCTTGTCTTTGATTAAATCTAATTTGTTTTCTTGTTGTTAATAGATAATCAATATCAGACAAATAAGTCTGAGTCATTGCATAACTTAAAAGACCATTATATCCAAGATTAAACGCAATATCATTTAAGAATAACTGATATTTAATACTAAACATATTATTTGATATTGCATTACTTCCACCAAAACGGAATATCTTTTCTACTCCAATTACAGATGATGGTACTGGTATATAATTACTATTCTCATACCATTCAAAATCTGTTTCTGTTCCTGCAATATCTGCTGTTACAGTTTCTGTTGTTATTCCTGTTCTTTTCTTTCCAGTTAAAACAGATGCTCTTCCTCTATCAATATCCGCTTGAGTTATTTGATACTTAAGATATGTTCTAACCACTCCATCAAAATGCCTTTCGTGGAAATACTGAATAGCATCATCAATCCTATCTTCACACTGTTCATCAGCAACGTTGATCTCCAGCACGGGAGCACCCAATTGCCTTAAGCAGTATTGTTTGAATTCGGATCTACTTCCTGGTTGTGCCATTTATACTCTACCTCTATAATATTTAGGGTGCGGAAGCAATTCCAGTATGAACTAATATATTTCCGTTTACTATATTATAAATTGTTGCTCCAGAACTTACTAGAACATTATATTCGTATCTACCTTCAGACAAATCTCTGGTAGCAGTAGAACCCATTGATATTTCAAATATACCACCACCAGCACTTGTAAACCCTACAGTAAAGGTTCCTGAAGGTGTAGTAGTAGCACCAATACCTGCACTTTTTTGCATTTGGGAAGATCCCGTCCAAACTGAAGTTGTTGTCAGTCCTTGGAAATCAAAAGCAACGTCAGAAGTATCAACCACATTAAATGTAGCCTTAAAATCTGCCCCTGTATAAAGTGCTAAATTAGCAGCATATGGGACTCCTGCATTTGGATCAAATGTCAGATTTTTACTTGCCATTGACTAATTCCCTGAGTAAAGATTTGATTTCACCAATTTCACCTTTTAAACTAGCAAGATCTTGTTCCATAGAGTCAACCCTTTCGTTTCTTGATCTTTTTGCGTTACGACCAGAAGTATAATGACTATAATCTATAGAATTCACATTTATTATGGCACTTGTTTTAGGATCTCTTGCAAGATCCTGATGCCCTTCAATATTATAATGTTCCATACTATGCTAATGCCATAACTCTTAAATCCTTCACTCTAGGAACATAACATTGATCAGATGATATTAATAGAAGTTTAATTCTATAATATCTGAATGCTGGAAGATCATCTGCAGTAAAGGTATAATCACTAAACTGTACTGAATCTCCAAAACCATATTGATTTGTTTTAGGAACAAAAGAATCTGATTGACCATTATTATTGGCAGAATTGATTACCTGTCCTCTACTATTAAGATTTTCAAATCCTGGGAAAGGAGTAAAGATTGGTTCAAACCCAGTTCTATCACCAATAGCATAGAAAGCTCTAATATCAGAATCAGAGTGAATATGTCCACCTAATAATATTTTCAAAGAAGTAGCAGCATTTTCTATGGATATTTCCTTAGTAATATACTGACATCCAGTAGGATCATTATTCATACTCTTCACTCTATCATCAGTAGCATAATTACTAATTACATCATTAACTCTATTAGAAGTTAAGATAGTACTAACTCTTTGAGCATCAAGAACAGGAGATAATCTAGTATCAGTTGTGACAAGAGTTAATCTCATCTGCATAGATTTATTTCCTTCAAAATTATCTAATCTATCATTCTCATTAACTTTTGAATAAATTGCTCTAGGACTTGTCATATAATTACTTTCACCAATAGTAACAGATTCAAATCCTTGGTCAATATAGGGAATTTCATCTCCACTTAAACTAGTAGCAGAAGTAGTTCTAATTTCTGCACCAATTGAAGTTCCTGTCACTGTCATATTGTGGCAAATAGGAGTAATAATCTGGAACTGCATATTTTGAGTTGCGTGTACTTGATATCCACCAGCAGTTTGAGTTTGACCCAAATACAATTTGGGGAATCCCACATCTGTGCTTCTATCTGTAGTATCATTATGTGCTATTCCATCAATATTATCTTCACCTGACATATCAAGTTTGATGTTATAAGAATCAAAACCAATTGAACCAGAAGTTGCTGAAGAAGTTGATGTAGATAAACCGTGAGTTCGATTTATTCTTGCTAAAGAGACTCCACTAAGTTCATACTTTTGAACAGGAGTACCAACTGCATAGTTGATCTTATTATTTCCTCTATTGGCAATAGTAAGAACATTACCAGAAACGTTGTTATATTGAATAACCTCATCTCCAATCTTAACTAATCCTATGTTAGTTGTTCCAACTCCGACATTTTCAAAGTTCTCATAAACACTTCCATCATCTACAGTAAAGGAACTGCTATTACCAACATCTAAAGCAAGACTTAGTTTTGATGGTTTAACATTTCCAACAACACCAGATATCTTAACTATATTCTCAGTATCATACATTCCATGATTCTGATGATTAACTTTAATATGTAATCCATCAGATTCATTATCTAATGAACTTATAGTAACATTACCACCATGACTGAAGTTCAATTCTGTAGTAACACCAGCACTATTGGTATATCTCATAGTCTTACCAGCACCAGTAGCAAAATTACCTTGAACATTGTCAAGTGTAATTTCATTAGTCATTCCAATACCAGCAATAGTAAATTGACCATCTCTACCAACAGTTCCACTACCACCAGTAGAAAGACCAATAGTAGTAATTCCAACAACATCACCTACCTCATAACCACTTCCACCTGAAGTAACAGTACAAGCACCAACCTGACCATTTTCAATAAAGACATTACCTACAGCACCTCTTCCCTGACCAGTAACTGTTGTTAAATTAACACCAGTAAATGTAAGATTACCATCAAGAGGAGTATATCCAATACCAACATTGGCAACTGTAAGTGTTCCTGTAGCAGAACCACCAGCACCTACAAGATTACCTGATGCGTTTGTACCATCTTGTGTGAAAGTATTACCTAATTCATAACTATCAGCAACTGTTGTTGCAAGACCCACTCTTACCTTTCTAGAATTAATAATTAATGGATCAGGTCTAAGTGTTGGGATCTGATTATTTCCTCTTGTCAATTCTGGACTATAGAATTCTACAGTTCCATTAGGTTCAAAGTCTGCCCTATACATTGTAAATTTAAGATCTTCCCACTGACTTGGTTCCCATGTAGAAGCATTCTGTGACTTAAAGAGAGATCCTAAGTAAGGCTGGTTAGAAATAAATGTATCTGTAAGTAAATCTGTCTCACCAATTCTAGAGATATAAACACTATATTTGGTGGAGTTAGATGCTAGTGCTATAGCATATTCAGTGTTTCCACCTTCAAGATAAACTGGTGCTTTAAATTCAACAGTTGTTGCTACAGAACCATCTGCAGAAGTTACAACATCTGCTGGATCTAGTACAATTTCGGAGAATGGAAGAATATGTTGTGTTGGGAATCCATTCTTCATAGATCTTAACTGGAATACACAAGGTATATCCATATCATCTTTTGTTCTGAAGAAGATATCACATTTAGTTACAAATACTCCGCCAGGATCTTCAACTAAGAATGATTGTGCTAGAGGGTCATACCATCCAGTATT